ACGGCAAAGCGACGAGCATGTTCTTCGAGCACACGAATTGCATCGGTAGAACTACGTGTTACTGGTACGATAGTACTTAATGCTTCTTCGATTAATTTCTTAGTCAACGTTTCTGTTTGATTTAAGAACAATACACGTTGTAAGTTAATTACAGTTTGTTCGATTTCAGCACCGGTAAATTTGTCGATACCAGACATTAAATGTTTCATCATAGCTGTCGTTACTTTGATATCATATTTTGCTAAATAGATATCTAAGATTTCACGAGCTTCTTTTTTGCTAGGCACTGGGAAATACCATTGACTATCAATACGTCCAGCACGCAATAATTCTGGAGGTAATTTCGTGATATCATTGCTGGTAAAGATAGTGAGAGTGTTTTCATTTTCATGTAAAAATGTTAATAAACGACTCATAACACGAGACAAAGTACCGCCGTCTGTACTATTGGAGCTAGCATACATATGTTATTATCCTGTATATTTTTACATACAGCTCTGGAAGTTTCCTTCATTTTCATCGATCGGTCTATTCCAATCCAGTTTAGCGTACCTTTTCACCTTTATAAAAGATTCATAGGGTTGGGGCCTCTTGGTAGGATTATATCTTTTCACCTACTACGCGTTGCGGCTGGCTTAATTTTATTAAGCCTTCACCTCTGATTAGCATATTGTATATTAATACAACTTAGCCTTCCAGATTTTTTCCCCAAAGCTAGTCATCATCTTCTGAATCTGTTGATGATGACGCGGCTATGCTATTTACAAATCTTCCTTTTTCATCTTTTAACCATGGATGTTTTTTATTATGACATTTTTTACATAATGTCATACCATTATTTATATCATTAAATTCAGGACTATTTAGTATATCATCTAAAATAAAATTATATTTTTTTACAATATTATATAATTCATTTATATGATGAACAATTAAATCAGAATCTTTATGACATTCTACACATTTAAAATCATCTCGTTCCATACATGAAAGTCTCCATGTATTGTATTTTTTAGATGTTCTTAAATAATGTGATATTTCTATATATGTTTCTTTTTCTTTTTGAACGAATGCTTTTTTATGATCTAAACAACAAAAATTATTTTTATTTTTTTTGAATCTGCTTTCTGTTATAAAATATTTTTTTTGACAATAATCACAAGAAACTTCTACTTGTTTTTTCTTAGCAGATGCTGCACATTCATTTGAACAATAAATATGTTTATTTTTGCCAAGAAAATAATCTTTTATTCTACTTAAAGATTTTTCTATTTTCTTGCCACAATGTTCACATTTTAAACTTTCTAATTTATAATCATATTTTTTCTTAAAATTTATAAAGTCTGAATTTTTACATTCTAATGAACAATATACTACATTTTGTTTTCTTTTTAATTGTTTTTTAAGATAACTATTTGTAACTGTAAAAGTTTTTCCACATTTTTTACAAATTAAATCAATAGTTGTTCCTCTTAAATTATTATCTTTATTAAATTTTTTGCAACAGTCAGGAGAGCAAAAATAATGTTTTTTATTTTTAAATTTTTGTTGAACTTTAAAATCTTTTCCACAACAATCACATTTTACATTTAATTGATTGCGGCCCCAATGCTTATCTTTACATTCTCGGGAACAAAATTTTATAGGCTGACCTTTTTTATTAGCATTTTTAATTTCTCGTTCACTTTTTTGAAACATATTTCCACATTCAAGACATATGTAATCATGATATACAATATTTTTATGTGCAAAATCATGCATACATTTTCTTGAACAAAATAATGGTTCAAATTCTGGATTTTTTCTTTTTCTAAATTCAACATCGCATCTCATTCGTTTGAACTCCGAGCTGCAATTTTTACATGTATAGAATATCCATTTATCTTTATTATTTTCCATGTTGAACTCCTGCAAATAATTAGTATTTAATTATATATTACAGGATAAAAAGGATATTTGTAAACTCTTAATAATAACCGCCGAAGAGTTTTTCCGCTTCGTCAAGTAACAAGACACAATATTTAAGCTGTTTTACTTGATTAAGTGCTTGTTCCATATTGGACTCGGAAGCACCGACAAAGCCCTGCATAATTTTACTCAAATTGATATTAACTAACGGAACATTTAATGTATTTGCGATAATACTAGCCGATACAGTTTTAGAACAACCTGGCACACCGAATGCAATAAAACCTTTAGGAGATTTAATATGCTTTTCACGTGCTTCTTTTGTGTAGAACATCGGTAATGTTTTCACATAATCTTTAAAATCTTTATAGCCGCCCATATCGTCGACAGACATAGTTGGATGACTTACTTCGAGCATACTCGTATCGAAGTTTTCAGATTTAAATTTATGAATATCAGCTTCATTAATAGTTTTACCTTTAGCTACATATTCGATAGTTTGTAACATTTGAATATAGGTAAGACCTAATAAAGCTTCGGCACATTTATCGACATCTTCGCATTCATATTTATTTAAATAACGTTTGATTTCTTTTAATGTAAGAGCATCGAGATCGACTTCGTAACATAGATTCTTAATCTTTTCGTTAGGGCTTACTGTTGATACGACATAGATAGCAGAACCATCTGCTTTAAAATTAATCATATTACTGAACAAATACAAATACGTTTCATTTGTAAATAACAAATTCGGTTCGATGAACAATGCTGGCAAACCTTTTAATTCGTTTTCTTTTAAAGCTTCTAATGCCATTAATGCATTACGAATTTGTTGTTTATTTTTAAGTGTATCGATCGTTTTAATATCTTCATTATAATCGAAAGAACGTTCTTTTTTGTTTTTCAAAGAATTAAGATTAAATTCTCCCAAAAATCTTTCAGGAGACAAAACTAATACTTTTTTAGATTCTGTTTCTGCGAAACAATCTTCTAAATCAGAAGAGCCTAAACTACGGTTATCTTCGTCAATAAGATTAAATACATAAGACATCGCGCGTTCGCGTTCAAAAGATTTAATCCATACGACAGGGCGATAGCCATTACCCTTACCCATGTTAATTAATTTAAGATTATCCATTTTCAATTCCTTTATTTATTAAATATTAAGCACCCAAACTAATTTTTCTATCTTCTTCGAGATATTCATTCATTTGAGAAACAAAGATATCGATAGTCTTAATGGCACCTGTAAAACCACTATTAAGCTTAGCAGCAATAGTTCGATTACTAATTTTGCATACTTCGTTGTAGAATACTTCGAGAGTATCGACAAAGCCATTAAGAAAATCTAATAAAAATTTTTCGGCAACTAATGTGTTAACATAATCTTTATATTGTTTTAGATCTGTTAACGAACATTTGCCTTTAATACATTTACTTAACATCGGACTGAACCTCATATGACTAAAGTCATACGATTCTAAAAATAACATAAAGTTATTTTATTAAGAAGTTTAATTTTCTAAGAAATCCTTATTCTTTTAGGCGTGTCCAGATCGCCTCTACAGCATAAGACAGTTAAGTCTACAGCTTTACTTTTACGAAGAATATTTAATGCTCCGTTACAATCTGCATTAAAAAGATAATTATTTTTAGTTTGATATAAGCCTCTTTTAATGCGTTTACCACTAAATTCATATGTTTGTGGATTATCAGCATTATATATAGGCAACTCATCATTATCAAAGAAACTAGCTTTAGAAGTATAAGATTCTTCTTGTAAAATATAATTTATATTATATCTCTTACATAGATATTCTAATTTTTCACGGATCTTACCAAATGGTAGCTGCGTAAAAATTTGATTATTTTTTCTACCTAAATTAGCTTTACTTTGAAATGATTGATTATATCCAATAACTAAAGTACCAATATCATTAACTAAACAATAATTAATGATATATCGACATGTTTTGTTAATATAATCATCAACTTTATTTTTTCTTTTACGATAAATTAAATATTGTTGTTTAGTTTCTCGCTTAATATTTTGCTTATCTTTTATAGATTGTAATTTTGCATTTTGTTTATTAAAGAATTGATTAACAGATTTTAACTTTCTTCCATCAATAATAAAAGATTTACCTGTGTTAGTAACACAAGTACACAAATTATTAATTCCTAAATCAATAGCCAGTGCATTGTTAATATTTAATTGTATATTTTCTTCTTTAATTTCATATGTATATTGAATCTCGAAGAACCTAGCATTAAATTTAGGAATAATTTGTATTTCTTTTATTTTTTTACCTTCTAATATTTGAGGAATTTTAATTTGAATTTTAGTTTCATATTTTTTCTTAAAAGTATTAGAGTATGGAATTGTTAAAATATTATCTTTTCTTAATCTAATTTGACCAATAATTAAATTTGAATAATCATTTTTAGGCAAATATTTAGGCAATTTAATATGTTTAAAATTATATTTACCTTGTTTTGCTAATTTAATTAAAGCAAAAAATGACTTAAACATTGCATCAACATCTTTAAGAGTTTGTTGAGCCATATTAGAATTTAACAACTTATAATTTTCAGAATTTTTTAATTCATGATAATTAGCTTCATATCTTAAATATTGTTTTTCTTGAAAATAATGTTGTCGAATATTATATATTGCTTGATTGGTTAAATTCTTAGCTGTTCTACATAATTCTCTTAAAATATTATATTCTTTTTTCGTTAAATGTTTTACTTGTTGTTTTATTACTAAATACATTGTAATCACCTCGCTTTCTAATATTATATTACGAGATAATTATAACATATTTTTACTATAAAAACAAATTTTCAGTAAAAATTTTCCAGGACATTTTTAGAACCATATTTCTAAAATCAATTAGAGATCTCGTTCAATCAAAGACGCTACTCTTTGACCGGCACCATTACGTGCACCTTGCATTTTCATGCAAGCACAGACTATATCTTATCCATATTACTTTCGTAACTTAGGCGACACCACTTCCACTATCAATTACTTATAGTGTACGACCCTCACGAGGTCTAGTCGTTGAACCTTTCCTTAACAAAATATTAAGGCTTGGCTGCTGATTGTCCATTACAAATAACGCTTAGGATTTAACCATACGTCATCTCAGAGATTTGTTTCTACTTTCGTCGCCTGATACAAAATTTTGTACCGGCACTCTGAGCTTTAGGAGTTTCCAGCAATTCAGTGTCTTTGTTGGACGTGTAAGAACGTCACTACCTACTAGTTTCCCAATAGGCTTACTAGTTTGCTAAAATGTGTCTCACGATTAAAATCACAAGTATTATTTTAGCGCCTTAATAACATCTTCATCCCAATTTAAATGTTCAGTAATCGTTTTTTTATTATCAGCACTAGTAATGCTAAAATTTAATACAGCATCATCTTCATCGATATTAAGATCGTATTTGATAGAAAAGTTCTTTTTATCTTGATCTAGAATTAATGATGTATTGATTAATGTTTCTTTAATATTAATTACGTCGGACAAATTCAGCCCCTCCATCTTCACGAATCTTCATATCGACAACATCTTTCGTGATGCGATATGATTTAAAAACTTTATGACCTTCAGTATACTTACTGAAATCATGAATTAACTGATTAGAACTACCGACAAAACTATATAGCGGAACTGTTTCGGTATCATCATAGATACGTTGGTGTTCATCGTATACGCCGTCGACTAACAT